CTGTTGCTGCAAATGTAGAGACGGAGTATGAGTTGGCAAAGGAGAATATTGAGAACATTCTTAAGAAAGGCTGGCAACAGGTAGAAGAGCGTATAGAGGCGCTTCGAGAGTTAGAGGCAGTAAAGGAAGAGATGGATAATAAATGGAAGGAGTATGATGGGCGATAAAGTATGGAATAAGGGTCATGTATGGACTAAGAAGCATTTAGATGCTAAGTTACGATTGGTAGATGTAAGAAACTTTGCAAAGCGAAAGATGGCAGGTTTAGCAGATGACATACATGACAAGGATTGGGGTCCGATAGGCGATGCTAGTTTGAAGGACTATTTGACAGGATATCATGCTGCGTTAGATGATTTGACTAAGTGGGTTATGGAGAGTGTAAATGACTGAAGCGTTAGATTTGTGGATAGTGCAGTTAGACAGTTTGCTTGGCCATGTGCAGAAGTTTGTAGATGACAATCCTATGAAGTATGATGGTAAGGAGTTGAAGGCGTACACGACGGGTTTAGGTATGATGGCAGTATTGATGAAGAAGATGATAGAGGACATGTTAAAGGAGAAGGATGTGGAGGTGTAAGGCATGTGGTATGGTAATAACGCCAGTGGATGTAGATGTGCATGGTTCATTTTGCAAGGAGTGTCGCAATGAATGAAAGTATAGACGATTTTATAGATGGCAGTGGCTTGGTAGAATGTGAAAGCTGTGGTGAGATAGTAGAAACTGTAGACATAGATAAATGTCCGTATTGTGATTATAATCCGCATGGTGATAAATGAATACGTTTTTGGCAATATTTTTGATGTTTGTATTTTTCGTATCTGGTTTTTGGCTAGGTGTGCAATCATATAGAGATTTGTTAAGGAAGAAGCTATGAGAAAGAAACATGCGCCTAGTATGGTACATCATATGACGATGTGTGGTCATGAAACTACGTATCAAGAATATGAGAAGATGAAAAAGATGAATCCTAAGTATATTAGTTGTAAGAAGTGTTTGGAGTTGTTAAAATGAAAGAGTGGTTTAAAGATTTAGATACGGTAAAGAAGCTAGCAATAAAGTGTTTGAAGGAGTTTCCGCATACACGAGACAGTGATATGGAGTTGTTTTATATGATTCTGAAGGATTACTATAGGGCAATACCTGCTGATAAGAAGCATAGTTTGTACGAGGAGCAGTTTTTGGCAGATTTATATTTGTTGTTGAAGTTTGCACCTAGTAAGAGTAGTGTAAGTCGGATGCGCAGGAAGATACAGAACGATGATGGTATGTATCAGAGTACAGAAGAGGTACGCAAGCAGCGACAGGAGCTAGAGGCTAAGTTTATGGAGTGGGCTTCCCAATGAAGTGGAGGTTTAATTGTCATTCATGTGGTACAGTATATCAGATAGAACACAGGCAGTTACACAAGACGGTGTTTTATACTCCAGAGAAGAAGGGTCGTCCGACATTATCATGTCGAGAGTGCAATACGAAGGTAGTAGGTGATTTGATTGGTGGGCGTTCGTAATCAAGAAAGGCGCAACGAGGTATCTCGGTTATTGCGTATGAGTAATCGTAACAGGAATGCGATGCGATGGAGTAAGAACGAAACAGAGTCGCACATTGACATGAAGTTTGCGATTTGTAAGCAACTTAAGAAGTGGGGACACGAGTTTTACACTGAGGCAGTGTTTGACGACTCAGGATTACGAGCAGATGTGATAGATGCGGATGCTAAAGTAATTTATGAAGTAGTAAATACTGAAGATGAGGCCAGTATATTGCGAAAAAACCGTCATTACCCGCTTGAAATACGTGTTATTAGGGCAGATACAGCGTTTTCGGAGGACTTATTGCTATGAATTACAACTTTGATGATGATTTAAAAGACGGAAAAAAGGGTGAACAGGTGATTAGGTTCTTTGTCGAGTCTACATTAGGACAAAGATACATTAAGGACAATGACACAAGTGCATATGACCTGCTTTTTGAGGATGAGGACATCAATTTGATTACTTACGAGGTCAAGACAGACCTTTGGGAGAAGGATTGGGACAAAGGAGGGTCAGGAAACATGGCAATAGAGTACAAATGTCGTGGAAAGTCCAGTGGTATTGGCGTTACGAAGGCAAAATACTTTGTTTATTACTTAGTAAACGTGTCAGATAAGCAAATTTGGCTTATAGAAACCAAAAAACTGCAGGAATTATTACTACGAGAGAAGTTTCCGAGCAAAACAGTGGGGGAAACTCACTACGACAGCGATGAAAAGGTAGCGAAATGTTATATGATACCACGTTTTGAGTACAAAGAACACTTTGACATCTATACATTTGACGGCGAAAGGTGGTTACGAGAGCTATGATTAGAATAATTAAGGACGGTAAAGAGGTATTTTTTTCAGAGCAGTTGTATCAGATAGCAGAGGAGTTAGTAATAAGGGATGCAGAAGTTAAGAGCATAGAAGTTACTTTAAAGACGGAGGCAATCTTAGAACGAGATGGACACCTTTGAACTAGATAATAAAACGAGGAATGAGGCGATAACTTCGGCATACAATATGATGCGGGAGACTCCGCAGACGTTAGGCGAGTTTGTTAACGAGACATTGGAAAATTACATGGAACAAGAACCCGGTGAGTTCGTTCCTCTAGGGGAAATGCACGCAGAATGGGAAAAAACGTTCAATAAAGGCACTCACACGGCGATAATATGTGCAAGAGGTCACTTGAAAACTAGTTGGGCGTTGTCTAATTTAGCATATCACATGCTTACAAATCAGAATTTTAGGGCTTTGTATATTTCAGCGACATTGGAACAGGCATGGGATAAGTTAGAACAGTTTGAGGAATTGTGTCGCAGGTCTTGGCGATTGCGTAACATGATGAAGAAGAAAAGTAGTGATGAGGTAGGAGCTTGGCGTAAAGGTGCTAAGTATTTTAACAATGGAAGTAGGGTTCACGCTGCAAGTATTGGTAAAGCGTTGGAAGGTCCACACGTTCACATGATTATTTTGGACGATGTTTTGCAGGAGTTTCCGTCTATAACCGACGAGAACGTAATACATTACATAAAAAGGGTTGTCATGCCAATGCGTTTACCAGATGAAAGAATCTTGTTAGTAGGAACGCAAAAGAGAATTAACGATGCGACAGATTGGGTAACCGAAAGTCCACAGTGGAATGTAGTGCGGCATCCTGCGCTTTTAGATGATGAAACACCGAGATGGCCTGAGTATTGGACCTTAGATAGGTTAGAGGAAGAGAAGTACACGATGGGAAGTAGGGCGTTTGAGTCTGAGTATATGTTAAATCCATTAGACCCAGAGAGTGCAGTTATACCTTACGAGGTGTTGAACAGTTGTTTAGATGCGGGTGCAAATATGGGATTAGCACCTGAAGGTTGGGAAACAATCATGGGGGTTGACCTTGCGGTTGGTATGGATACGATGAATGATGAGACGAGTTATACAGTCGTTGCTTTCAATCGAGATACAGGAATGCGTCACATACTTTACAACTGGACTGGTAAGATACAGGCTCAGGGAAATGCTTGGTTAGATGCGCAATTACTTACGTTACGTCAATTAAGTAAGAGATTTAAGCCGTTTAAAATCATTGTAGAGTCGAATGGGTATCAAAGATTGGTAGTACATGCAGCTCAAAGACTAGAAAACGTACCAGTAGAAGGACACAATACAGGTAGAGAAAAGCATAGAGTAGACACTGGAATCCCGGGAATAGCAATCAGAATGGAGCAAGGTAAGTATGTTATTCCGTGGGACAAGGCATCGAAAGAGAACTCAAAACCGGGAATGAGAAAGTTAGTGGACGGGTTGAGTAGATTAGTTTACGGAAAGAATGGAAGGTTGGAGGGACATACTCCAGATAGCGTTATGTCGCTTTGGATGTGCGAATTAGCGATACAAGAGATGGAAAGAAAGCGTTTACATTTTACACGATGGGACTACATATAATATAAACCAATTATATAATCCCGTAAACTTATATGTACCCTTTATTTGTGACTTATCCATATGGCAAGATTTGAGCTTTATGGCATCCGAAAAGAAACTAAAGTTAAAATGCAAACTGTAGCAAGGGAAAAAGGGGTGTCTGTAGGGCGACTTGTAGAGTCTATAATGAACAGATACATTGAAGAACCACAAGTTAAAAAGAGATTATAATGGGACTATTCGACAGATTTAGGAGTAAGCCAGTCAGAAAGGCCACTGGCATAGATGCATTCTTACAGGATGCAACAATGGAGATTTCTAAAGATGCTAGAACTCCAGTATATTCAGGCGTAAGTACGGACACGGCATACAGACAAGCTATACTTCCGCAAGTTGACCAATTTTATTTAGAACAATTAGCTGACAGGTATTCTCATCTTAGGACTGTAATTACACGCATTGCTTCTCAGTCCGTCGCCAAAGGGTGGGAATACCAAGCCATTGGCAATGGTGAACCAGAGCAACGCAAAATGGTAGAGAGGTTGTTACGTAATCCAACAAACGGTAGCAGTGACATGACAGGTTCAGAGTTTTTCAAAGCTATGATAAGACAGTTAGAAGTTTTTGATGATTGTTGGGTAAGTATCGTATATGACAGAGTTGCAGATGGTGAAGGTAAAGTTACAAACAAAGTAATCAAAGAGCTTTGGGTAGAAGATGCAAAGCACATGCGATTTCATGTAGATGAGTATGGCAGATTTAGAGATGACATAAAGTTTGACCCAGTAACTAGAGAATTTATGGATGGTTCAGTAAATCCAAAGACAGGCGTACAATTAGAATTGATGGCTTACTATTACGAATATGATGATGGTAAGATACCATTTGCACGTGATGAGATTATACATTTTAACAAGTACAGTGCGAATGCTAGACTATATGGGCAGTCGCCGATTATAGGTCTTTCTAAAAAAATCGAAACAGCATTGGCCATAGAGTCATTTCAAAACAAAATCTATAGATTAGAAAGGCCACCTAAAGGATTTTTAGACGTTCCCGGTCATGATGAGGAGTCACTTAACAGATTAGGAGAATATATTGCAGAAGAGACACGACGCAATCCTAACTTTGTACCGATACTAAGTAGCAGAGATGGCGGAAACACGGCAAAATTTGTTCCTGTCATGCCTAATATGGATGAATTAATGATGTTACCTTACATGGATAGGATTAACAGCGACATTAATGCGTCGTATGGAGTAATGCCATTAGTTGTAGGACAGATGCAAGGTGTGGGCGGACTTAACTCAGAAGGCGAGCAGATTACAATATTTGATAGAACTATAAGAGAAACACAGCAGTGTGTAGAAATGGGATTCCTAAAACCATTGTTAAAACTTATGCAGATAGATACTTGGAAAATTAGATTTAACGACATTAACGAACGTGATGAAACTAAATATCTTAACAATATGAATCTAAAGGCGCAGATTATTACACAGATGCAGAACGTCGGCGTAGAAATGGACTTGGATTCAGAAGGGAATTTGGTATTGCCACAAGCTCCAGAGGTGGTGCGTCAGGATTTTCGAAAGCCGTCGCAGGAATCGCTGGAGGCCGAGGAGCAAGAAGAGCCTCGTCGTATATGGAATCGGCAGCCAATGAGTTACGCAGAGTTATTACCAGAGAGTTTAGAGAATTAAAACAAGCAAGGTCTGTCAACGATTTAGCAGATTCTGTAAACGATATATCTATAATGGTTGCTAACAGAATGAAACAAGCGTTAGAAGATGACATTGAAGATGCGTATAGACATGGCGTTAGGTCTGCGTTTGGCGAGCCAAACATTACAAAAGCAGAGCCAACTTTTGATGCTGATGATACAGAGTTTCTTAGAACCATGAAGAACGGAGGCATCTTAGCTAAGAACTATTCTACATTCGCTACACAGCTAACTGATGGTTTAAGGGCCGCTATTACTGCTGGGATTGCTTCAGGTAGTAGCGTACCAGTTATAGTAGATAGCATGCGGCAAGTGGCTAATGCTTCGACTTTTAAGCTAGTTAGGATTGCTAGAACTGAAATCAACGCAATTTATAATGAAGGCAGACTAAGAGGTTATGCAAAAGGTGAGGCATTATCAGGTAGACAATACAAGTACAAATTGATTGTAGGTAATGACAGTAGAACTTGTCAAGCGCATAATGACTTAGCTCGCAGCATTCCAAAAGAAGGATTGTATATGAATGATTTAATTTTATTACAAAAAGAAATAGCAGCAAGATATAATCTAAAACTATTAGGTACATCATTGTTGCATCCAAATCAAAGAACAGTATTGGCGAGGGTCGTATGAGTAGGATGCCTGACCATATTAAGATTCATATTTGTAATGCAAAGTACGGCCATCACGGCAATGGTAAGGAGAAAAAAGATGAGTAAACAGTGTAAGAAATGTTTGAGAGGAGCAATGACAGTCCATATAGCGGCTAACGGATTATGTGAAGAGTGTGAAACAGAAAGAGCTTGGAAGAATGCAGACAGGCAAACTATACTTGCAGCACAACGCAAACAACGTGTAGATTATTATGAAAAAGCGCAAAAGTATGTTGATAAAAAGTGGAAAGAAAAGTACGGAGACGACCATATAGAAAACGTTAAGATGTACAAATGAGTGCTAATCTAAAGGTAAACATAAAGATAAGCGACAACGCACGTAAGATATTTGAGGAAATAGGTGTTAGTTTAGAAGATGCAGTTAATATTGCAATGACAGATACGGCAGATAGAATGGCTAATGACGCTAATTCTAATCTAGCAGATAGCATTGGTGTAAACAGTACACTGTTTGGCAGCGTCATGGTAAAAGACAAACCGTTTAGAAAAGAGATTACAACAAATGTAGATTATGCAGGCTATGTAGAATTTGGAACAGGACCATCTAAGCGAGATATGAAAGGTAGAAAGACTGGTGCAAAAAAATATTGGCCGCCGTCTTTAGATTACGATTCTCAATATTCAAAAAAAGCAAAAGAACTAGAATCATGGAGACAAAAGAAAAGTAAGTTTAAATCTTATGATGATTTACGTTTTGCAATATACAAAAAGGGGACTCAGCCACAACGATTCATGGCTAAGTCGTTACAAAAGAACAGAGTTACTTTTGCCCGAAAGATAGGCGAGGAATTATCTCGCCAATCTAACGGTAAGATAGTCAAGCGTTAGCGATTAGTAATCGCCAAACACTTGACGAATTCCTTCGTTTGCTATTGTGCGTTCACGTACACAATACATACAACCACACAATTCGCCACGAGCTGCTTTAGCATCGCACCAGCGTTGCGCTCTTTCAGCCTTACGAATTTTAATAATTCGACCCATTAGTTTTCACCTCCTTTTATTTTGTTACGGCTTATTTTTTCTACTTGAAATAGGTCTTGCATCTTTGCTCTTTTCATCCAGCTAATCTTTGTAATAGGGCATCCTTTTTCTGGTGTGGATGTATCCCATACTTTGTTTCCTTTAACAACCATGTAATGATTGCCTGCAACAACTAGGTACCATGTCTTGCCTCGCTTACCATGAGTTGCTCTAGTCCATTGTCTAAAGGTTTGATTAGCTCCATGATTATCTGAACGAAACATTTTGTATCCATATCGTTTTAATGCTCGACGCATTTGACCATTAGTCATTCCTTTGATTTGTGTTTCTTCCTTTGCAGGAATAAACTTCTTTCTTTCACCAGTCCACCAATCTAGTTGCCATCGACCTCTGTACTTTACATTCTTGTTTACGTCTTTTAGTAAGTCCTTTTCTACAATGTCATATCGCTTACCAGTAAGAACTGTTAATGATACTGGTCCACAATATGAGTTGCCAGTCGCACGCTTACTAATCTGTCCTTTCTTATTGCGAATCACTTTAACCACTCCTTGAATGGAATGAATGTTTTCTTTCCTTTGAGAACTTGTTTGATAACTTTAACTTTTCTAATGTTATAGTTGTAGATTCTTCTTTTATATTCTAAGTTAAGATGTCCAACTTTAACATAACGAATTTGCCCTTTGTTTGGACCTCTTTGATATACTGCTACATCTAATACTTTAGCAAAACGCCATGCGTATTTAGGCTTAAAGTAGTAGACAAACTTGCCGACTAAATCTTTGTGTGTCTGACTTTGTGTCATATACTCCTAAAGGCGGGTGCATATAAACCTTTACGGTCTAAAATATACGGAGTTTTAATTTCTTTTATATATGACTGCCTGTAATTTGGGTCGTGGCAGACGAAAGTAACACTGGTTGGAAAGTCTATCGACCAGAGTGGTATAATGACAGAGTAATGGAGACATACATCTCCGCTCCTATCGTTGATAAACAGAACGATATGATACCCACAGATACTATCAAAGAAGCTATGGATTTTTACATGCGCTATGGCGTATATTCGTACCGTCATGAGGAAATGCCAATCGGACTTCCTTTGGCTTACAAAATAAAAGACGGTAAAGTTAAGATTAGAGTAGGAATACACAGTAAAATCGGCATGCACGACAAAGTGTGGGGCGAGATTAAAGAGTACGGCCATACAGGAGCAAGTAGCATACGTGGTGAAGCCACAAAGCAAGAGAAAGTTTGTCAATCAGAAAACGACTGCCACAATCGTATAAGCGAACTTTCTCTTTGGAGCATATCTTGGGTTGGCGATAATCCTGCTAACCCAGAGGCAAAAGTTACGGATGTTGCAATGGCTAAATCTAAGAGCGTACAAGTTACGCTTGATGAGATAGAAGGCATGGTAGAGAAAATTATCGAGCGTAAAAACGGAGAATATTGTTTGTACGCTAAAAAGGACCGAAAGCTTCTGGGTTGCCATGATACCAAAGCAGGAGCTATAAGGCAGGAAAGGGCCATACAAGCAAGAAGATACAGCAAATCAGATGTATTGAATGAGATAGTATCTAAAGTAGAAAAATATAAGATTCCAAAAGGCGTAAAGAAAGAAGCAATCACAGGTAGAGAATTACGTAAAGAGTTTGGATATGGTGGCGGTAAAGTTACAAAAGCAATAAACGCACACTTGATTAACAAAGAATATGTAAGTTATTCAATGGCAATGAAGATTCACAAGTATTATAGAAGACATGAAACAGTAGACCCACAAGGTAAAAACTTTAAAAACAAAAAAAAACCTAGTAAGGGTCTAATTATGTGGAAGATGATGGGTGGCAATGCAGGTCACAGTTGGAGTAAAAGTTTACAAGATAAAGCTAAAGCAGATGACCCTAAGACGCCAGCAAAGCCAAGTGAAAGACGTAGAGGTAGCGATAAGAATCCAAAAGGTACAGCTAGCGGACAGCGTGGTGGAATTAAATTAAGTGAAGCAAATATTAAAACACTTAAGAATTATATTAAAGAGCATAATGAGAAAGTAGGCGATGCAAAAGGTAAAAAAGCAAACTTAGGTGCATTAAAAGCCGTATTCCGTAGAGGTGCAGGAGCATTCTCTACAAGCCATAGACCTAGTGTAAGTAGTAGAGACCAATGGGCGTTAGGCAGAGTTAAAGCATTCTTAAAATTATTAAGTTCTGGTAGGCCAGCAAATGCAAAATACACTACAGATTACGATTTATTACCAAAAGAACATCCTAAATCTACTAAAAAAGAAATGGAAACAGTAAAAGTCAAGCCACCAAAAGGACATCATTGGATGGCATACAAAGACGGTCCAGTACTTATGGTAGGAGACTATGCGCCACATGACGGTGCAGTAGAAGCATTTGAGTTTGAGGTAATAGAAGAGCATGACGACTCAAGACTTGCTAAAGCAGAATATCAGGGTCGCAAAGTAGAATTAAACAAACCACGTAGATTATCAGGAGATAAGAAAAAGTTTGGAGTTTATGTTAAAAACGAAAAAGGAAATGTAGTACAAGTTAAGTTTGGCGACCCTAACATGGATATAAAGCGTGATGACCCTGACAAGCGTAGACAGTTTAGAGCAAGACATAATTGCGACAATCCCGGACCTAAACATAAAGCAAGATATTGGTCTTGTAAAATGTGGAGTAAACGTAATGTGTCAGATATAGTAGGCAAAGCAGAGTGTCCCCCAGTAATAAAAACTGAAAGACTTAAAAAAACAAATCAACATTTAGACGATATAATGCGTATGATTAAGTTTGGTACATTTTTACAAAAAAAAAAAGATAAAAAAGTGCCACCACCAAGTGCAGGACAAAATCCACCAAAGGCGTGGTTTGAAAACTGCAGAATGGCTGCACGTAGAATCTCAAATGACAAAGACCCATTTGGCGGGCCACGAGGTACAATTAGAGATAATAGAGCATGGTGTTCTGAATTGTGGTACAATCCCGGAAGGTTTTCACAATCATACAATAAACCTGATGGTTCAAAGGGCAGAACAGACGGTTACAAATTAAGAAGAATGGTTGGTGACGCTAGCTGGCGCCCCGATTAATATACGGAGTTTGAATTTTCTTTATATACTAAGTTCTATAACTGGGTTTTTATGAGCGCATGCAGTTGTGGAGGCACACATGAAGCACCTACCGAATCAGATGAAGTAGAATCTACCGAATCAGAGGTAGTAGAGGCTGAAAAAAGTGAAGCCTTAGAAGAGCCAGTTATGGAATCTGATTTAGATAAATCAGAGGAATTATACAAAGATATGGAAGCCACTCTCGGAAAACTTAAAGAAATCATGGCCTATCTTGAAGAAATGAAAGACGAAAAGATGGACGAAGAAGAAAAGATGGACGAAGAAGAAAAGATGGACGAAGAAGAAAAGATGGACGAAGAAGAAAAACAAGAAGAAGAAGAAGAAGAAGAGGAAGAAGAAGAGGAAGAAAAAGGAGACTACAAAGAAAAAGCTTCTATTGATGAACTTCACAAATCACTTACAACATTAAAGAAATACGGAATTAACGTATATTCAGGTAGCAGGAAAACTCCAGCACCAAAGAAAATTGACACTCCCGCAGTTAATGAAAAAACCGACTGGTTTAACTTCACCAAATCATTAGATGAAGTAGCATACATGAAAGGAGAGGAAACAAAAATATGAGCACAGCAACAAGTTTCGAGGACTATGTTAACGCTTATTACGGCGGGACACTAGGAATCTCAAAAAGATATGGAATAAAGAAAAGCGCAACTGAATTAACAACAGCAGACGCAGATTACTTCAATGTAATGTTTGGAGCATCTGTTTTTAATCAGCTAAACACAAGGTCAGAAGTATTCAAACTTTTAGATAAAGAAGGATGGACACAATCTGGATGGAGAGTTATGTACCAAAGACATGCAAACACCACTGGAATCGCAGAAGGTGCAGCATTAGGTACAGCAGACCAACCAGAACTCAAAGAAATGAGTGCAACCATCAAAGAAGTATCTACTCGCTGGGACACAACAACCAGAGCAGAGTTACTAGCTGACGCAGATGACGGAATCAAAGGTCTAGCAGCTTTCTTGAGAAAAGAAAACGGAGAAGCACACGCTTTCTTCCTAGACAAGCAGTTACTAGCTTCAATGAATACATCAGACGATGCAACAGTTGCACAAGATGACTCTAACAACAACTTCGAATCTATTGATAAAATGACCACTTCTACCGCAGCAGTTGCAGCAGACAGTGACATTGCAAATCATTTAGAAGATATGTACTTAGTAGACAGAGGCGCAGCAGGTTACACCGAATGGATGCAGCCAGCAGCTTGTATCCAAGGTTCAACCGAAGGAACAGCCGAAGCACTTACAATAGACAAGTTAGATACCTTGATTAGGTCTTGTTTAGAAAACGGAGCAAACTATCAAGATTTGTTCTTCTTAACTGGACATGATACACTTTACAACTTAAAAAACAAGTTAGTAGTTCAACAAAACAGTTTAGGACAGTTTGATGTTAGAGCACAAGCAGCAGCTTCATTGAATGGAGTAGCTGGTGAAGCTGGTTTGAACTTCGATACTCGTGTAGGATACTATGATGGAATACCAATTTACGTATCACAACACGTAACCAAAGACACAGCATCTAAGATATACTTGTTAGATAAAACTGCAATGGCACTCAGAATTGCAGCACCAACAACTTATATTGCAAGTGAAAACTTAGTTACAACCAATGCATTGAAAAAGCAATTTGCTTTCATCACTGCTGGTGAGTTAATTGTAAAGAGATTCAACACAAGCGGAAAAATAACAGACTTGAACCTAGCTTAGATGAGGTATCTTAAATGGCAAAATTTAAGAATCTCAACCCCGTTGGCGTTACTGTCGGTAGGCGCCATGGGGGCAGGTTATTTGTTAACAAAGGACAGGTTATCGAAGTCGAAGATGCCGAGTTTATTGAAAGACTTGAAGCTCGTGGAGACTTCCAACAAATTGAAGAAGTCGTTGAACACAAGACTGGTGCAGGGGTTAAGACTCACATCAGAGGGTCTAAAGCTGACAGCAAACCTGCTAGAGCCAAGCCCAAGAAAGAAGTAAAGTCTAAATCAAAGGCAAAGCCTAAAAAGCCCAAAGGACTTAAGAAGTCTAAGAGGGCTGATTAATGGCAAATACTGAAACGACAAAGAAACTTACAAGCACTGTACAAGTCAGAGAAGTTACAAACGGAGCAACGGTATCTGTATTAGCAAGTAGTGGCAATTTTGCTACACTTATAGATGCAGTAGATGTAAGGGTGTTTGATAAAGTCACCATACAGGTAAGGAACATAGACAACACTAGTACTCCTAGGGTAAGAGTGTTTGGTACTTTGTTTCCTAATCCCGGTTCTACACCTACGGCAACTAATCCAGCAGATTCTGCTTGGGTACAGATTGGAGATGACATAGATATTGGAGCTTCTACAGGAGCAATCAAGTCTATATCTACAACTGCATTGAAACAAATCTGTGTAGTAATAAGAGACCAAGGTTCAAACACACAAACATTTCCAGCAGGCGATTGTGTAGTGTTTTGTCAGGGGACCATTTAGTGAATGGCTTCTCCTATATACTCTGAAATTGTCTTCGTAAGTGAGGTGGCCTAATGACG